AACTACAAAGAGCTATTAGGTGATCTGAAAGATAAAGGTTACTCGCACTACCGTATAAATAAAGAGACGGGAATAACGTACAGAACTTTAAAAAGATTGCACAGTGGAGAGACAAAGAACCCGAGAATAGAGACCCACAACAGTTTAGTTATGCTCCGTAATAACTTAGTAAGTTTAAGTTTAAGGGATAAACAGTGAACTATTTAAAACTCGCGCAACAACGGCGCAATGAAATCGAGCATTACTGGCCCGAGAATGTATTCCTACCACTAGAAGAGTGGTACAGGTTATTGAAAAAGGTGAGCCCGGACGAGATCGCTAAAATCTCAGAAATGAGCATAAAGGCCCCCTATCGTTTTACTCGAAGTATATACCGCTTCGACGAGACGTTGCTCGACGCTCTCCTGAGCACCCAACTGAAGGGTGACATCCCTGCTGAACTACTGACACGGTTACCGGAGTGGACGATCTACATGGACATAGACGACGGGGTGTATGCCTCACTCGATTACGTCCTTTCGGCTGACTATGAAATGGAGCTACGAGTGTGGTCGAATGACATCCCGATCATGTTACCGCTCGGGCCGTGGACGGTCTCAGAAGGGCTAAGTAAATTTTTGAATCACATCGGGGCGGCGGCAGCCTTACCCCCGTCGATAGTAGAGCAGGCGCAACATATGATGAGTCGATACCTGCCGCTGATCATGTACATCTGCAGCGATGGTGTTGAATATTCGGGCGACCAAAGGCCCAGTCACCCCGCCCCTGTTAGGACGCGACGCGACGGGTGGAAACTGTTCCCTGCCACTCGTGACCGGGTGTGGAGACTTGGTGAGAAGAGTGGCCGCGTGATCCGTGAGTCGAGGGGTTCGCTGGGGTCACGAAAGGGGCCAGCGCCGCACATTCGACGGGCACACTGGCACACGTTACGCAACGGGCAGGTTAAGTTCTTCCCGCCCATACCGGTCGCACATAACACGTGACGTGTGCTAATATCAAACTATGTATGAAATGACACCACAACAGCGAGCAGCATTCGAGCGGATGGACGACCGCGAGCAGCGATTCGCTTTAAAGATAATATCGGGTGCATCGGGCGCAGAAGCTATCAAAGCAGGTTGGCCAGACGCAAAGGGGGCAGGTATACGTGCAACGACGGTACGTCACCGGCCAAAAGTTCGTGCGTTTCTGACAGAGATGCAATGTACGTTAATCGATGACGCTATCATGTCGCGTAACGAGGCGATGGAGCGCTTGACGAAGATAGCTCGGGCGACCATAACGGATGTTGTCGACATCAAGGAGATCAATTGGGGTACACCAGAAGCGCCTGACCTGCAGACGACGTGGCATTTACGCAACGACTCAGACGCGCTTGAAACGGTATCTGAGTTGAAAGCGGGTCCAGCCGGGCCGCAGATAAAGTTGCACGACCCGTTGAAAGCGATCAAGCAGATGGCTGAGATGAGCGGATGGAACGCTAACATTAACGTAGACGTGAACCAAGGAGGGCTACTCGAAGGTGAAGTCATCGACGTGAAGGAACTGTCGAACGACGCGCTGCACGAGTTAGTGATGCTGCAGTATGCTGGACCAACTGATACACAAGAGTGACTTAATCGCGGCACAAAAGGAGTACTGTCGACGTAGTTTGTCGAATTTCGTGAGACTCGCGTGGAAGGTCGTAGAGCCTACTCAGGTATACGTTCACGGGTGGCACATCGACGTGATATGTGAGCACTTAGAAGCGGTCACGCGAGGTGAGATCAATCGGTTAGCGATTGCGGTGCCACCGGGAATGATGAAGTCGCTGTTAGTCGGGTGTTTCTGGCCAGCGTGGGAGTGGGGGCCTGCTAACAAGGCGAGCTATCGATATCTGGGAACGTCGCACAGTGCGAACCTCGCTATCCGTGATAACGCTCGGACACTGCGGCTGATCAAGAGCGAGTGGTATCAAGAAATGTGGGGCAAGAAGGTCATACTCGTGAGTGACGCAAAGACGAAGTTCGAGAACACTAAGACGGGGTTCAGAGAGGCGATGGCGTTCACAGGGTTGACGGGTAACCGTGGAGACCGAGTGCTCATGGACGACGTTTTGAGCGTAGACGATGCGCTGTCAGATGCGAAGCGTAACGCTGTTAAAACGACTTTTCTTGAGTCGGTCCCGACTCGATTAAACTCTCCGCGCAAAAGCGCAATCATTAACATCCAACAGCGGCTACACGAAGAGGACACCATCGGGCTATGCATCATGCGTGACCTCGGGTACGAGGTGTTGCGCCTACCTATGGAGTATGAGGTCGATTACCCTTGCACGACGAGTATAGGGTTCAGTGACCCGCGCACTGAAGAGGGAGAGTTGTTATTCCCTGAGCGGTTCCCCCGCGAGACGGTCGAGCGTGACAAGCGCGTTATGGGTTCGATCGCCACCGCCTCTCAGTTCCAACAACGCCCTGTCCCCCGAGAAGGGGGCATGTTCAAGCGCAACTGGTTTGAAGTGGTACCGCACCCCCCGCGAGACGTCGTGTGGGTTCGGGGGTGGGACTTAGCGGCGACCGAGGGCAGCAAGCGAGCGGCGGCTAACAAGAGCGGCCCGGCTTATACCGCAGGCGTCAAGGTCGGCATGGATAACAACGGGACGGTGTACATCGGGCACGTGATTCGAGGGCAATTGAGTGCAGGTAAAGTCGAGGCCATGATTAAGAACACGGCAGCGTTTGACAGTAAGGCGTGTACTATCGATCTGCCGCAAGACCCCGGACAAGCAGGTAAGGCGCAGGTAAAACACTTGGTTAAGATGCTCGCTGGATATAACGTAGTGTATGGTTTAGAGTCAGGTAGCAAAGAGTTACGAGCGCAGCCGTTGGCGGCACAGGCCGAAGTGGGTAACGTTAAGATAGTGTTAGGCGACTGGAACGATGACTTTTTGGACGAAGCGGGGTCGTTTCCGTTCGGGAAATATAAGGATCAGATCGACGCTGCGAGTCGGGCGTTGGCACGACTCACCGCCCCAGCGGTCAACGATATGTTCGGTGGACCGATTATACTAGCGAGGTAAGGACACATGAGCGAAGCGTTTAAAGAAAAAGGTAAGATGGGGGTCGCCGTTTGGGGCGGCTACATAGACAGCGGTGAGACTAACCAAAAAGTCACAGGCTCTACCCGCTACCGAACCGCTGCCGACACGTTAGCCAACATATCGGTTGTGGCGGCGAGCGTTAGGTATTTCTTAAACCTGTTAGCTAACCCGCAATGGCGAGTTATGCCAGCGGATGACACGCAACGGGCTAAAGATGCGGCTGAGTTCGTCGAATCGGTGATGGATCAGGTGGAGTCTAGCTGGACACGAATCGTCCGACGGTCTGGCATGTATCGGTATCACGGCTTTGGGTTCCAAGAGTGGACGGCGATGAAACGCCCCGACGGACGGATCGGTATAAAAGATATCGAGGTTCGGGCGCAACACACGATAGAGAAGTGGGACGTCACAGATAACGGCACGGTGAAGGGCGTCTGGCAGCGATCGCCGCAGGACGGTACCGAGGTATACTTACCGCGAAATAAACTCATCTACCTGAGAGACGACACGCTGACCGACTCGCCTGAAGGCATGGGATGGTTCAGGCACCTCGTCGAGCCTAGCGAACGGCTGAAGGAGTACTTAACGCTAGAGAAGGTCGGGTTCGAACGAGACCTAGCGGGAGTGCCCGTCGGTCGTGCGCCAATTACAGCACTCAACCGCGCTGTCATGGCCGGTACGCTCTCTAAGGCCGACGCAGATACGATGTTAGAGGGGTTGAAGAACTTCGTGCGGATGGAGGTTAAGAAGCAAAACACAGGTATCGTGTTAGATAGCCAGCCGTTCGAGAATCAATCATCTGATGGTGTACAGGCCGCGAGTGTCGCGCAATGGGGTGTTGACCTACTGACGAGCGATGCGGGTAACATCGCACAGTTAAACGACGCTATCCACCGGATCAGCGTCGAGATGGCAAGGGTCATCGGTACTGAGATACTGTTCATCGGTAGTGATGGTAAAGGGTCTATGGCGCTCAGCAAGGATAAAAGTAATAACTTGTTCTTGAACGTCAACGGCACGCTCGACGAGATGACAGAGATGTTCACACGCGACCTGATCAGGCCGCTGTGGGCGCTCAATGGGTTCGACGAAGAGGTCATGCCGCACTTCACGCACGAGGATATCGCCGTGCGCGACGCTGAGCAGATATCGATTACGCTACGTAACATGGCCGGTGCAGGTGCCGTGTTAGGACCAGACGACCCGGCTATTAACGATCTGCGGGATATGCTAGGTATCTCACGGGCACTACCGT